TGATGGTGTAAAAGAAAATTATTATAAATATGATGACATACTTCAAGGTATGGCTATAGCTCCAGTTGAGGCTGATCAATTAGTAAGGAGAATTCCCCTGTTACTTAAAACACCAGACGGTTGGTCAGCTTCTTTTGGGACACAAGTTTTAAAATCACTGACAAACACACCTACTTACATTATAACTACTAACGAAAACGGTATACAAGAAATAGCAGTTAGAGGATTACCACCAGTTAAAACTGATAGCTTAGGGCGTAAATGGATTAGTTGGGTTGATACACCACAAACAGATTTACAAGAAATGGACGTAAACGGTAAGTTTGTGTTTGTAGGTATAACAGCTAACGGCGTAATGCCACAGATTGCTACGCCAGTTGGTTTACTAGAACCACACAAAATACAGGCAGCATTGTCAGAAAGCGTTTTGATACAGAATAGTCCTTACATACCCGACTGGTCACTAGCTGTTGAGTTATTAGTATTATTAACTACGGTTACTTTGATTTGGTTTTTACTGATAAAACTAGGTATTACGTGGGGGTTAGTATTAAGCGTCCTTACGGCGTCTGTAACGGCTTTAGGGGGCTACTATTTAATTAATAAGGGTTTACTTATAGACGTTACTTGGACTCTTATTAGTCAGTTTATAAGCGGGGCTATAGCTTTTTACTTAAGATTTAGAGAACAATTTAAACTACGTTTATTAATTAAAAAACAGTTTGAACACTACCTTGACCCGCGTCAAGTAAAACGTTTACAAAACAACCCTGATTTATTAAAGTTAGGTGGGGAAACTAGACGCTGTACGTTTTTATTCACTGACGTTAGAGGTTTTACTAATTTAAGTGAAAAACTACCACCCGAACAAGTTACTGAAATAATGAATAAAGTACTTACAGTACAAGTAGGTTGTATTCAGGCACATGGAGGTATGGTAGATAAATTTATAGGCGACGCATGTATGGCTATATTTAACGCCCCACTTGAGTTAGATAATCATGAACTAAGAGCTATAACATGTGCTCAAGATATACGTACTGGTATACGTATGTTACAAAAAGAATTATCTGAACCTATATCAATAGGAATAGGCGTTAACACTGGTAAAGCTGTTATTGGCAACATGGGCAGTGATACTAGGTTTGATTATAGTGCTATAGGAGACGCCGTTAATACTGCTGCCAGACTTGAATCAGCAACTAAAGAAGTAGGTGTAGATTTATTAATAGGAGAAAATACTAAAAAAAGTTGCGATTTTAAGTTAAAATTATTAGATCCTATTAAAGTAAAGGGTAAAAAAGATTATTTAAAAATATACACGGTATAGATTATGAAAGTAAAAGCACCCAAAGGCTATCATTTTATGAAAGACGGTAAGTCATTTAAACTCATGAAACACAAAGGCAAATATAAACCACACAAAGGAGCTAGTTTAAGTATTAACGTTCCTGTAATTAAAAAACACAAAAATGCATAAAACACTAACAGTACAAGATGTGGCTAAAGACTTAGCCGTTTCTAAAAAAGAAAACGCAGAACGTTGGAAAACTGCTTTTAACGAGTTTGCTGATATTAAACAAGAAATAACTTCTATAAACAATACTATAAAAATGGCTACGTTTGGCGTATTCAGTTTTATAGGGGCATTGACTATAGCGGTAGTAACGGTGGTATTATGAAAGGATTATTAAAAAATATAATAGGAGCTGTTGCTCCAACATTAGGATCAGCTATGGGCGGACCATTAGGTAACATGGCTATGGGTAAAATAGCTGAAGTATTAGGCGTATCTAACGATCAAAAATCTGTGCAACAAGCAATACAAAACGCTACACCAGAACAAATGATGGAACTTAAAAAAGCAGAGCAAGACTTTGAAGTACAAATGAAAGAACTTGACGTTGACGTTTTTAAACTTGAAACGCAAGATAAACAACATGCTAGAGGTATGTTTAGTAAAGATTGGACTGCTAGAATAATAGGTTTATTTACTATAGGTGGGTTTTTAGGCTACATATTTTTAGTAACCCTACAACCACCAGAGCAAAACAGCGAAGCATTAATTAATTTAGTGTTGGGTTATTTAGGAGGTTTAGCTAGTGCTATTATTTCGTTCTATTTTGGAGCTTCTCACTCCCCAGAAAAAGGAGACTAGTATGAATATATCAAAAGAAGGTATAAATTTAATTAAAAAATTTGAAGGTTGTAAACTTGAGGCATACAAGTGTGCTGCTGGTGTTTGGACAATAGGCTATGGCTCAACTAAAGGCGTAAAAGAAGGCGACACTATAACACAAGAAAAAGCTGAAGAGTTATTAATAAAAGATTTAAAAGTATTTGAAGAAGCTGTAAATAAAGCTGTTAAAAGAGCTGTAGTTCAATGTCAGTTTGATGCTTTAGTTTCTTGGACTTTTAATCTAGGAGCGAGTAATCTTAATTCTTCTACTATGTTAAAAAAATTAAATAACCAAGAATACGATGAAGTGGCTCCACAAATGAAACGATGGAATAAAGCTAACGGTAAAGTTCTTGAAGGTTTAGTAAGGCGTAGAGAAGCAGAAGCTTTGCTTTATGAAGGTAAGGAGTGGCACGAGGTTTAAATGGCTATAAGTAAAATCAACTTTAGACCTGGGATTATGCGTGAAGGTACAGCATACTCTAATGAAGGCGGTTGGTTTGACGTTAATAAAGTAAGGTTTAAAGCTGGTTTACCACAAAAAATAGGCGGTTGGCAAAAAGATAACTTAAACACTTTTCTAGGAACTTGTAGAGCTTTAATAGGTTGGATTGATTTAGAGGGTACTAAATACTTAGGCTTAGGTACACATTTAAAATACTATATTGAACTAGGTGCTACTTTTAATGATGTTACTCCTTTACGTACTACTACTAGTGCGGGTGATGTTACGTTTAGTGCTACTAACGGTAGTAGTTCAATAACGGTAACTGATACAGCACACGGAGCAGTACAAAATGATTTTGTTACTTTTAGCGGTGCAGCTAGTTTAGGTGGTAACGTAACCGCAGCAGTTTTAAATCAAGAATATCAAATAGTTAGTATTACTAATAATAATAGTTACGTTATAACCGCTAAAGATACTAGCGGTAGTACCGTTACGGCTAATTCAAGTGATAGCGGTAACGGGGGTAGTAGCGTAGTAGGAGCTTACCAAATAAACGTAGGTTTAGATGTATACGTAGACAGCTCAGGTTTCGGTAGTGGTACTTGGAACTCTGGTACTTGGGGCGGTAACACAGCCCTTACTGACTCTAATCAATTAAGGTTATGGACACATGATCATTTTGGTGAGGATTTATTAATCAATGTCCGTGGTGGAGGAATATACTACTGGGATGAAAGTGGCGGAGTCACTAGTAGAGCCGTAGAACTTTCTAGTTTAAGCGGTAGTAATTTAGCCCCTACTAAAGCTAGTCAGGTGTTAGTATCAGAAACTGATAGACATATAATAGTTTTAGGAGCTGACCCTATAGTAGGTAGTTCACGTAGTGGTACTTCTGACCCTATGTTAATAGCTTTTAGTGACCAAGAAAGTGCTACAGAGTTTGAACCTTTACTTACTAATACAGCGGGTGATTTAAGATTATCTGAAGGTAGTAAAATTATAGGCGGAGTAAAAGCTAGACAAGAAGTATTAATATGGAGTGATACCGCATTATACAGTATGCAATTTATTGGACCACCTTTTACTTTCGGTTTAAACTTAATCAATAATGCTAGTGGTTTAATATCGCCTAACGGGGCAGTGGTCGCTCCTAACGGTGTATTCTGGATGGGTTATGATAACTTTTACATTTATACAGGTAACGTACAGAAACTACCTTGCACCGTATTAAGTTACGTATTTGATGATTTAAACAGTAATCAGGCACATAAATTCTTTGGGTTTACTAATACAGAGTTTGATGAAGTAGGCTGGTTTTACTGCTCAGCTGATAGTATAGAGATAGACCGTTATGTAGTTTTTGATTACGCTGATAAAGTTTGGACTTACGGTCAAATATCACGTACAGCTTGGCTTGATCAAGGTACAGTAGATTATCCTAGAGCTACAGCTGATAATTATTTGTATCAACACGAGTTCGGTTATAACGATGACGGTAATCCTATGACTGATGTATTTATAGAAAGCTCAGACTTTGATATAGGCGACGGTGATCAGTTCGCTTTTATAAGAAGAATAATACCTGACGTTAGGTTTTTAAATAATAGTAATGGCGGTCAGGTAAACATAGTATTAAAAACAAGAAATTTTCCAGGTGAGTCACTAAGTACTTCAAACACTAACGCTATAAGCGGTTCCACTACGCAATCACACGTTAGAGCCAGAGGTAGACAAGCCGTAGTACGTTTAGAATCAGACGATGATGATACTAACGCAAACGATGATACAGGGTGGAGACTAGGTTTACTCAGGATGGATATACAGAATGACGGTAGACGATGAGTAAACTTTTAGCAACTAATTTACCATTAGAGATGGGCGATAATGTAACGCCTTTAACTTACAATAAATTAGTAAGAATACTAGAACTTAACTTGGGTCAGTTTGACCCCGATAATATTAGACAAATAGATGGAGAAACGTTAAATAAGGTAAATTTTAATGCGGGTAGTATAGTGTGGAACACGACTATAGAGGCTTTACAAGTGTATACAGGTAATAAATGGGAGAATATAAGTACCCCTAAAAAGCCACAAGGCTTTGAAGCTTCAGGTTCAGTAGGTAAAGTAACCGTAGTCAACAAAGGAGATACCACTATAATTATTTGATTTTTGCCTTTATAATAGAAGAAGCATGGGTTTTATAAAGAAAATAGGCAAGTTTTTAAAGAAGAGCACTCGTGACATAGCGACTGTCATAGGGTTCGCTATCGGTGGACCAGCAGGTGCTGCTATAGGTCAAGGCATAGGCTCGTTAGCTGAAGGCAGAGATTTTAAGAAAACTTTAGGCAGTTCTGCTAAAGTGTTTTTAGGTGCTAATATGGCAGCTGGAGCTGGGCTTCAAGGCGGTCAGGGTATACAATCATTAAACCCATTTAGCCAAGATTTTATGTTCCGCCCTAGTAATATAGGTTCTGCTGCTGGTGGTGCTTCAGTAACTAGCGAAGGTATCCCAGGAGTTTTTCAAAGTATAGGGGCTGACTTCCAAAACTTATTAACTGGTAACATGGCGGGTGCTAGTTTAACTAGCCCAGCTTTTAAAAGTTTAAGCACACTCGAAAAAGGTATTTTAGCAGGCGGATTACTTAGTGCTGCTGGTGGAGTTGAGGGTTTAACTGAAGATGAACAAACTAGATTCCAAACACCAGATTACTTTGGCGACCGTTTAGGCGGAGCTGGTGCTGGTGGTGGGTTAAGCGGGGCTATTAGTCCGTTCCCTACGCAAACTGCTGCGGGTATACCTACAGGTACGTTAGTTGACACAGCAATGGCTGACCCTTTACAAGCTATTATATTAGACGAAATTAGAAAAAGAGAACAAGAAGATTTATTTGAATTACCTACTTTTGATGTAGTTACTCCCGCTAAAGACGGCGGAGTTATACGGTTAGCTGACGGCGGTAAAATACCGGAAGTAGATTTAAGAGAACATGGCGGTGATATTAGTGACCCTATGGGTTCAGGTGATAAAGATACCGTACCCGCACTATTAGCAGACGGTGAGTTCGTAATGACTAAACAAGCTGTCAAGGGTATGGGTAACGGTGACCATAGTAAAGGTATTAGTAACCTATACGCTATGATGAATAAAAACGAGAAAAAAGCTCAAAATATGGGCATAGGTAGAGCATAATGTCAAACGGTACAGATACTAGTAATCAACAAACCTTTATGCAAACCACCGCTCCGCCGAGGTTCGCTACGGACTTTTATCAAGGCGGTTTACCTGGAGTTCCTGGATTGGTGCCCATGGCCAATCAAATGTTTACTAACCAACTTTACGGTTTAAGTCAAGGCTTAACGCCGTTTGACTATGGTTCACGTATAGCTGGTTTTTCACCAGCAGAAACGGCAGGTTTCGGTATGACGCTTGATAGTTTAGGCAGTTACCAACCCGCATTAAATAGAGCTGGTAGTATACTAGAAGGCAGTTTAGCGGGTATACAAGGCTCGGGTGCACAAGGTCAGGGTATGGTAGGCACAGCTGGAACGGGTTTAAGTCAATTAACTGACCAAGCTAGTAACTTATACGGTCAAGCTCCAGGTGCAGCTTTGAGCGGAGCTATGGCGGGTACTGGTGCTATAGGTCAGGGTATAGCTGGTAGTCAAGCTGGTTTAGGTGGTTTTAACCCTAACGCAGCAAGTAATTTTATGAACCCTTATGAAGACCAAGTAGTACAACGTACACTACAAGACCTTGAAGAACAAGGAGCTAAATCAGATCAGGTAGGTAGAGCTAGAGCTATAAGTCAAGGAGCTTTCGGAGGTAGTAGAGCTAGGTTAGGTGCTGAGGAAAGAGAAAGAGCTTTACGTGAAGCACAAACACGTAGCGTAGCTAACATACGTGGAGCAGGTTTTGATAGAGCTATGCAACAAGCTATATCTACTGATGAAAATGCTAGACGTAGAGCGTTAAGTCAAGCGGGTATGATGGGTCAGTTTGGTAGTCAGTTAGCGGGTATAGGTACTAACTTAGCGGGTGTATACGGTAACGTAGCTGGAGGACTAGGCGGTTTAGGAGCTAACTTCGGTAGAGTTATGGGCGGTTTAGGTACTGATATGGCTAACATAGGTTTAAGAGGTGGTCAGGCTGGTACGGGTATAGCTGGTGCTTTAGGTAATTTAGGTACTACTCAATACGGTTTACAAGGTCAGGATATTAATAGAATGTTAAACATGGGTAAAATGCAACGTGGTATGGACCAAGCTAGATTAAGCGAGGCTTACGGTGACTTCGTAGGTAAATATAACCTACCTACTAATATACTAGGTCAGTACGCTAATATCATGGGCGGTATAGTGCCTAACTTAGGTACTATTACTAAAGGTTATGATCAACCTAAAGATACTGGTTTAGGTTTAGGCGACCTTACTAATTTAGTAGGAGCTGTCAAAGACTTTAGAAGTTTAAGTGGTGGTAGCTCTGGTGGTGGTGGTAGCTCTGGTGGTGGTCCTTCAAGAGTTTCAAACATGTTGGCTACTTTACCCCCTAAAGTATTAGCTGATGTAAATGCTCGAAACCGATTTTCAGTAAACAGACCAACTACTCAAGGTCCAGATGATATTATGAGAAATAGAGCACCGCTTCAAAGGATGTCCTAAATGGCTAACGGTATACCTTCAATAAGCAGTAATGTAAATATTGATGAAGAAATAATTGATTCAGTTATTGAAAACGCTGATAAAGTAACAGCTGACGAAAATAGTAGTTTAGCTGACCAATCAAGAACGGCTATATTCAAAGGTGCGGTAGATACTACTACTGACGTTAAAGAAATAACTGACTTATATAACGTAGTTAGCGGTTTATCAGACCTTGAAGATTATCAACAATTAGGGGCTATTAGGCAATACGTAGCTGATAGTTTACCCGCCCCAGACTACAAAAAATTTATTAAAGAACCTAGCGGAGCTTTACCGCTATATGCTTTAGGTGCCTCGTTAAAAAATTCTGAGTTAAGAGGTGACACTAATAAAGCTAAATTAGTAAGAGCTACAACTGCATATTTAGCGGGTAAAAACCAAGAAGATGCAGCTTTTGATAACGCTAAGAAAAAATTTGAGTTTGATAGAGCAGCAAAAGTTGATCAAATAGCTAAAGAGTTATTTGTTGACACTATGAAAAATAAAAACGAGTTAGCTAAAAAACTAGTTGACAATAAATATTTCGGTACTAGGGATTTATATTATCAAGTAGGTGGTGACGGTAAGTTTGACTATAGTAACCCGTTATTTTTAAGTCAAGTAGAAGCTAATAAATACATAGCTACTAACGGCGTAAGTTCTTTACGTAAAGCTAGAGGTGACGAAGAAAAACTTAAAAATGTACGTGTTGAAACCGTAAACCCTGACAATACCGTTACCGTTGAAGAATTAATGTTACCTAATTATAAAATCATAGATATGGAACGTAACCCTAATATAACTATAGGTGACCCTAGAGGTGACACTAACGGTGATACCTATATTATAGAAGATAATGATGGTAAAAAAAGTAAACGTTTTTTAAACGTAGACCAATATAATAACGTACAAACACAAGTTGATGGCGGTAATTTAAAATCAGTTACGGCTATACCTAGTGGTACTGCTAAATATATTGACGCTTTAGATAACGGTTTAGTAAAAACTTTAACACACGAACAAGCGTTGATGGACCCTGAAAGGTACTTCCCCTATACTACTAGTTTATCAGCTAAAATCAACTCAGAAACAGGTGAGATAGAAATTACTCAAGGTGCTACTGGTGGCGGTAGTAACGCCATGTATAAAGAAGGTATTAAAAACGAACAAGAAACATTTAATCAAGCTAGTAATATAACTAATAACGTTTTAAATTTTCACACAGCTAATACCGAAGTTAGAAATATCATAAGTGATTATCAAAAAGCGGGTATGAACCCGAATGAGTTATTCAGTGACGCTACGGTCATAGCTAGTTTAGGTACTAGGCTTATAAAAGACTTTGAAACTTTTACTAGTATATTAACTACTCCGCAAGGTAACGACGTTAGCGGTACTAATTTTAAAGGTGCGGGTACTACTTTTATGATAGCTGATACAATATCTAATGATATGAACGAAACTGAAATTAGAAGAAATGAAGTAGGTTTTGATGAATTTAAAAATTCTATACTTAATAATACTGAGTATATATCAGCTAGAGAACAATTTATGAAAGGTGATTTAGCTGCTAAACTATTAGCAGCAAACGTTTCACGTGAAACTATAGAAGCATCATTTTTTGACTTAGCTTTACAAAGTGCTTCAACCTACAGTAAAGGCGACGGGTTAGACCTTAGAGCTATGAGTGATAAAGACGTTATATTTAACATAAGGAACGTCGGTGGTCAAGCTAGTACCTTAGAAGGTTTTTTAGCGGTTAATAACCGTTTTACTAGGGGTTTAATAAACTCTAATATAAGAAAACTAAAAACACTAGAAGAAAATTACCCACTTCTAGACTCACTAGTTAAGCCTGACGGCGTAAGTATTGACATGGATAGACAGGATAAACTTAAAAAACATATAAAAAATCAAATAGAAGAACTTCAAGATATATCACCTATGTATGCGGGTACGCCCCTTGATATAGTTTACGGCGTAGCTGGGCGTGAGTATCAAGCTGATGACGTAACTAAAATTGATATGTCTGATGTATTTTTAAGCCCTGACTTATTACAAGATTCTAATAGGGCTAGGGTATTAAATCAAAACTTCGGTATTACTAACCTTACCCAAAACTATGACGTTAACACAACTTTAAGTAACGGTCAAACTATATCACAATTAATAATGCAGTATCAAACGTTTTTAAATAACGGTGATACTGAGAGGTTAGACATATTTAGTAAAAATTTACAAAAAAGAATAAGTGCTGAGGAACTAGCTTCATTTAACTTTTTTAATAGAATCTTCGCTCAGAAAAAAGAAGAAAGAATTAACGAACTCTCGGGAGATACTGATTAATGGCTAACGGTAATAATCAAGAACCAGTAGTAGATATTGATCAATTTTTAACGCCTGAGTACTTAGCTAAAGTGCCTGATGCACCACAGCCTGAAGTTAAGCCTATGCCAGCTCAACCTTATTATCAAGACGATAGTGATAATATTATTAAAAATAATATGAAAAACTATTTAGTAGAAAAAGGAGTAAATAAAAACACTATAGATACTTTAGTCGGAGCTCCTGGTAGTTGGCGTGATAGATTTTTTACTACTATCCCTGGAACTAACGTAAAAGTCCCCGCTTTAGGTAGAATATTCAACCCTGACTTTGACGGTATAGAGGTAGCTAAAAATTATTACAATATTGACGTAAGATCTAGTGCACCTACGGGGGTTGTAAAAGATAGTCAATACTTACCGCCTGATAGTTATTTTTACGGCGTACAAGGTTTATTAAAAGAGCAGTACCCTGATATAGCTATAAAAGATTTTGACGTAAAAAAAGACCCAGTAACTGATAGACTTACTTATCTCAACCCTGAGAACGGTAAACGACAATACGTAAATGCACCTGGAATGGACTATGGTGATTTTATAGGTTTTATGGAGCCTATGGTTGTAGATATTTTAGGGGCTGGTGCTGGTTTATTATCAGAGTGGGGTTTACGCAGAGCTAATGTCACACCCGGAGGAAGAGCTGCAGTAAGTACTCTCTCTGGCTTAGCAAGTATGGCTGCTTTAGAATTAGGTACAGATTTGCCTACTGGTGCTACTCTACCGTTAGCGGTAACTAGCGGTTTAGTAACTTATAAATATCCCGTAGTGGGTTTGACCGCACAAGGTGGAGCTACTAGCCACTTCGTTTGGCGTTATAACAACCTACAAGGGTTAAAAGAACGTGGTTTATTAACTGAAAAATATACTGATGATGAAATATTATCCTCTGCTTTACAAGAATCAGGTATGGTTTATTTAGCGGATATGGGTGCTTCTGGTGCTTTTTCTACTATCGGTAAGTTATTCGGGGGTAACCCTTTAGATGTGCTTCCTGGTTCAAGTTACGACCAGTTTGAAGAGGCTTTTAAAAATATTCAGAAAAAAATAGATGACCCTACTACGCCCCCTACTGAAAAAGCAATACTAGAAAAAATGACTACACAA